AATTTGGCTTAGGGATTAATCCCGAAGCCAAATTTAATATAATTAAGGAGGACAAAAAAATGAGTGAAATTGAAAAGGCATTGGCCGAATTTAATGATGTAATGGCTGAACTGAAAAACACCGTGTTGTTGAAGGATGATTCCGACGATACCGACATGGAAATGATGGAAGAAGCCGCTCTCCGTGGTGGGAGTGAAGATGAAATGATGGATAAAGAAGATAGCGCATTCTTGGAAGAAGAGGAAGGCGACTACATGGCTCAAGAAGAAGATGTGGAACTTGAGTATATGCAGGAAAGAAAGGGTGTTGATACTCTTGACCTTTCTCCTTCTAACCTTGAGAAGGCTTACGAGGCTTTCCGAGCAGAAAAGCAAGAGGACCGAGCATACGATTTAGTTAAGGCTCAGTTTGAGGCTCGCTACGCAAAGGAACTTGAGATTGAAAAGCAAGAAATTGCTAAGTCCAAGTTTAACGCACAAAGCGAATTGGAGAATCTCCGAGAGGAATTGTCTACGCTTCGTAAGAGTTTGGAAAACAACGAAATTGCTAAGGCACAAACGGTGGAAGAAACCACCCGTCAACTTAGCGAAGAATTTTCCCGAATTGGTGAAATGTCGTGGGATGAAATCCACGGTCTTTTTGCTAGTAAGAGAGGGGGTCAATAAACATGAGTGGATATTTTAAGACTATTGGAGATTTGGAGCGAGCAACCTACGGATTGGGTAGCGATAACCTTTTGAAAGCAACGGGCATTACTAGCGGTATTCATGCTGGACACGCTTTGGCTACTCCCGGTGGAGATGCTACTTTGCACAATTTGATTTACGGCCAAAAAGTGTGGTCTATGATTAACCGTGAAATTAACGCCCTTTCTATTCTTCCTAAGAAACCTTGGAAGTCTAGTGGCTGGCGAATTATGAAAGAGCGAGCAATTGGTGGTGCGGCTGATACTTTCTCCGTTTCCGACCTTGATGATTTGGGCGGAACTGCTGAGAATGCCGCACTTTCGGGTATCACGAATGTTAAGCCCGTCTATGAGAACCTTCATGTTTCTCCTAAGACGATTGCTCACACTTTTGAGATTTCCGAGATTGCACAATTGATGGCTGGTCTTGATGATGGTTTGGGCGACCTTATCGCTTCTTACCGTGAAGAGGTCGGTGTTTCTCACGCTGAGGCTATGAACAAAATGATTTTGCAGGATTTGACTAGTGTTGCTGGAACGGGTATTGATGCTCACGCTACTAAGGCTGATAACTCGCTTATGACCCTTTATAAAATTGTGGCTACCTTTGCAGAAACCGACGCTTTGTCAACTTATGTTACAAACAAAAACAACCTTTACGGTGTGACTCGTGCTTCTTCCGGAACCGATTATTTGGAGGCATATGTTGATTCTAACTCCGGAACCGAAAGAAACCTTACGGTTAGTCTGCTTAACACGGCTATTCGTAATTTGATGGCCCGTGGTGGAGAACCAAAGGTTATTTTGACTGGATATGATACCATTCAAACTCTCGGTGAATTGCTTCAAGCACAGGAACGCTTTATGGGCAGAACGGAAATTACGCCATCCCACAACGGAATTAAGGGTGTTGAAGGTAGAGAAGTCGGTTTCCGAGTCGCTACCTATCACGACATTCCTATCATTCCCGTGAAGGATATGCCTAACGGTGGTGCTGGTATTTCGGATATGTTGATTCTTGACACGGACCATTTGTTCCTTTGCACTATGAAGCCAACCGAATACTTTGAAGGTGGTATTAATGCTGATGTTTTCGGACACGGCAAATTGGGACACCGTGGGCTTTACCGCACCGTTGCTGAAACTGTTTGCACCTACTTCCGAGGACAGGGTAAAATCCTTGACCTTCAATGAGGTGTTTTAAATGACTTCAACATTTACAATGTTAGCAGACCATTTGGGTTTTACTGGTCCGAAGGTCATGGGACATGAGTATTATGTGGATGCCGCAGTTAATTGCACTTCTTATCGTGGTGTTTTGAGCCTTACCGGAACTTTTGTTGCTTCGGATAACACCTTTACTTTGACTGTTGCTGATACCGCAGATTTTAGTCGTTTGGCTATTGGACAAGAATATGCTATTACTGATTCTGTCGGCACTACTAACGATGCTACAGTTACGATTGATGGCTTGAGTGGTTCGGGTGGAATTGGTTCTGTAATTACATTTAGCGCAGTAGCAGGAGATGAAACAGGCGATACAATTACTCTTACCCCAAGCGAAGAGTATCTTTTGGCTAGTGATTTTGGTCTTAGCAACATTAGTGCTGTTTTTGTTACAGGGCATGAGGATGGAACCAACGCATACACGGTTAAGACTAGTGATGCTGGGGCATATGCTAGTTCTAAGTTTGTTGAATTGGAAATTCGTGTTGGTTCAACTGGAACCGAATTAGCAGCCGCCGCATCCAATGGTGATTGTGTTAGATTGCGAGTTTTCGGAAACCTTTGAGGTGAAGTAAATGCGTGTAAAAAATATTACTGGCGGGACTAAGGTTATTTTCGGAAGAGCGTATTTGGGTAATTACGAATACGATGTTTCGGAAGACCTGCGAGATATTTTTATTAGAAATGGATTTGAGATTTTGGGAGAGGAGGTGGCTGAAACCCCTGTTGAGGAAACCTTAGAAGAATCAACGGAGGTTAGTGAAGTCGCACCTCTACCCGATTTCTCTTCTATGACTAAAAGGGAATTGCAGGATTACCTTACTGAGCAAGGTGTTGTTTATCTTAGACAAAACACCAAAGCAGAATTGCTTTCACTCGCTTTGGGTGAAAGTGAAGAAGAGTAAGTTTTATAACATAGCCCCGCTTGGTTAATACCAAGAGGGAATATATTATGCCTGTTAATTCAACTAAAATTACTGCGAACACACAAGTTTCATCCATCGGTGGAACCTTTGACGGATTTATTTATTATAATGGTGCGACGGCTTCGGTTGTTTATGTTTTTGATAATAACAATTCCGACATTTCGGCTCCTTTTAACTATAACAACGACCCCACTATTAATACGGGGGCAACCGCAGGGCTTTCTGCTGGTATGTTAGTTTTTGGTGATGGGATTCCCGATGGGGCCACTATTGCTTCAATTACTGATGCTACTTCTTTTGAATTAAGTGTTTCTACTACCGGAGGTGCAAAGGTCGCTTCTTTGCTTACATTTGTTTCCGTGGAAAACCCAATTGGAAAGTTTAAAATTGATGCTAACTCTAGCGACGACATTAGAGGATTAGAAATTATTTGCCGCAACGGAATTAAAATTGTGGGTGAAAATTTCACTACATTGGAAGTCTTTGCCCTCACCAATTAGGGGGTTAGAGAATGGTCCAAGTTCCAAGACTACGAAACTACGAGAAAAAAATTCCTTCGGGGGTTGAGTGGACTGAGGCTCTGTCCTTAGAGGTTTTAATTGATTTTATTAATGCTGATATTTCCGGAAGGAAAAAGGGTATGGGTGAGGAAGAAGCCGCTACACTAAAAGAGACTAGGGCTTTGATGCGAGGTCTTGTAGATTGGCTTTCAACCGACCACGAAGGTTTTATTGGATATGATGATGAAAAGTTTGATGCTATTAACCGTGCGGCATTTAAGTCTCTTTTAGATAAGAGAATGTTAGACGAGGACTTTGCTGGATTATTTAGTATTTTTAAGTTAGAGGCTGATGAAGAAAGTCCCACTTTATCCACTCTGTTGGCTGGAAACGCAGATGAGTTTCAAATGGATATTGATTTAACCTCGGATGAGAACCGAGCCTTAATTGGTGATTTAATCGCTGAGGATTTAATTAAACCTAAAGGAGCCGCAATATCTAACTTCGTTGATATGGTTCACCAACAGTTTGGTAAAAATACCTATACCGATGAACAAATTATCCAAATGGTAAAAAACAGAGATACAATGCAAGGTGCTATTCAGTCTGCTCAAAATATGGTAGAGATGCTTATTTCGGACTCTTCGCCGGGGTTCGTTATTCAGCCATATTTGAAGTCTATTAATAATAAAGGTAAGGTTGAGAGAATTTCTCTTACAGATGTTCTAGCAAACCTCTTTGGGAAGGAGTATAAAATAGATGATAAGCGATACAGAAGAAGCAGGGATAGTAAATTAATAGAAGGTAAATCTAATAAAGAACTTACCGAGGAGGAGTGGATTCAAGAACTTTCCAATATGGAACCTAATGAATTAGTAGGTGAATTAAACCACGGACTTAAAATTGGGTTCAGAGATAAACTCGTTAGTAGTGGTTTGTTTGACACATTTAAAGAATATGATGGGTTAAATAAAATCTATAACCAAATTGACCTTTCCTTGAATCAATCTACCTTACCATCAATTGAGCAGTTTAAAACGCCTAAAGAAGTGGGTAAGGTTGGTGTAAGAAAAACTACCATTAATATAGATGAATTAATTGATTGGGTGGTTGCTAACCACGGTAGGGATTTAGAACAACTTGCTACAAAAATTGCTTCTAATCAAGAGGAAACTCATACACTTAGTATTCCTAATTGGAACCCAGCAGAAATTTCGGGCATCCCTCACAACCTTGTTAGTATTGGAACAAAATCTACTAAGAGAAAAATGACCGCTTCTAATAAGGTTAAACTTCTAAATAAGAAGCAAACCAAGCGTGGTGCTATTTTTGACTACATTAAAGCACTTCGTAGGGATAGAGATGAAAACTTTTCACAGGAAATTCAAAGCCAATATAACTTAGATGAGGTAGGGGCAGGGGGTATTTTTGACGGGATTACAGAATTTTATAATACCTTAAAGGACGCTATTACCAAAAAAATTTCAGCCAATCCATCAAGAAGAGACCGCTACGAAGAACTGAGAAATATTATTAGTCAATCGGAAGAAATTTTATCCGAGATTAGCACTACTGATAAAGGAGAGGAGATTTTAAATGACCCTTCACTTGCTAACGATGTAGCAGATGAAATGGGTGAACTTGTTTTAGTTATTGACACCATCCGTGAACAGAAGCAAGAGGACGAAGAATCCTACAAACAAAAAGATAAGAAGCCAACCGGAGAAGAAATTGATACGCAAATTGCTCAAGGATTGGAAAGTGTTGACTTTGAGGACACTATTTATGACACAGGTATGGCTATTAAAAACGATATTGAGAATTTTATTTCCGTGTTAGAAAACCACGCATCTTCAAACTTGGAAAGTATGAGAGAATTAGCAGAAGAGGAATATAAACTTATCAATAGAGTTCTTTTCACAGGGGGAGAGGGCGAAAATAGAGAAGTAGCGGGGGGAATAAAGCCGGACTTTACAGATGTTAATTTTACTGCGGTGAGAGCGCAAAAAGATTTAACCGCATCAATTGACTTTTTAGCACAACAATTATATGATACCGAAGAAAAGCAAGAAGAATTTTTTGACCAAGTAGCCCAAGAAGAGGATTATGGGATAAATGTGCAAGCAATTGAATCTATTTTAACAGGGTTCAAAGACCAAGCATTTATGAAAAATGTAAGAAATAACCCTCAAAGTTTAAAGGAAGAAACCAAGAAAACTCTTGCTAAGTTTTTGTTTTATCCGGCCCTATACAGAGGTTCGTTGGTTGGGAATGAAAACAATCTAGTTCAATCGGAGTCAGCCCCATATTCAAAGGAGTTAACCGGAGAGTTGAAACTTATTCTAGAAAAGGTAGAAAATGGATTTGAAATTAGTTATGTCTACAATGTTTCTGCTGAGGTTAAAATTTATCTAGGTAGCGACCCTTCTAACTTTATGGACCAAACCCAATCCGGAATGACGGTAGGAACTACTAACCTTAGTCCTTCCGGAAAGGAAAAATTATTCCGTGGCCGAAAGGGTGAGAAATTTAGAAGTCTATTGAATACTAACAAAAAGGCCTACATGGAAAAACTTTTAAATAAACTAATGAAACTAGATTCTGTTATAGGTGGTAGTTGATATGGTTAAAGTTATTGTTCCATCGGACCCTTCTCTAAATGTAGTAAATTACACAGATGGGAATGGTGCTTATACAAACGCAGTAAAAGTAGCCGCTCTGTTGGGTATTGCTGATTTTTCTACCTCCACCTCTCCTACTTTAGCAGAGGTTGGGGATTTAATCCGAAGGGCAGAGGACTTCATAGATGAATATACTAACGAGTCGTGGAGAGAAAATCTTGCTGAGAACGAATTTCACGATTTTGACTTTTACGATAAGTATTCATATTTTTACGAGGACTACGCTGGGAAGATTAGAGCCGAACACGAAAATGTTAGAAAGGTAATTAGGATTGCTTTTTGGGATGGAGATTCTTATAGAGATGTTGCGTCGGCTGTTTCTACCGTGACTATTTCCGATAATGCTTACGCTTTACAGGTAAGTTTAGGTATCGGAACACTATCTTGGCAATTAACTGCTGTAGCGGCTGGTCAAACTAGTGGTTTTAATAATAAGTTTGGTATTAGAACAACAGCACAGGAATTGTGCTATTTAATTAATGGTCAGCCTCCCACTATTACTGCTAAATTTACAGGGGCAACTGGAAACAAACAAGCATTAGATACCACTAGCACCTACGATGTTTCGGATTTCTTTTATGCTTCTTTGGAGGAAGATGATACCGTGACAATTGTTTCTTTGTTGCCCGGTTCGGATGGGTCGGCTTGCACTATTTCTACAACTGGTGCGGGTATTAGTGCTACTGATTTTACCGATAAGGAGAATTATGACCGTAATCAAACTTGGTGGGACATGAAGGATTCGGGGGATATTTTTTTCCGAGCAGACTACCCAATGCATAGAAAACACTCGGTTAAGATTACCTATACTTATGGAAATCATAGAGTTCCAGCCGTCATTGAAGAGGCCGCTACAAAACTCGTGGCTTGTGAGTTGTTGGCTAGTGATGATTCATATGTTCTTGTAGGGGATGATTCTACAGGGATTAATATTCAAGCAAAGTATGATGCTTATAAGAAGGATATTGATGCTATCCTTAAGATGAAG